CCAGCAGATGCCAATCCATCACTTGGAGCACTACCTACGAAAGGATTAGAAATCATTCCATATCTAGTTTTGAATCCAATTTTTGGTTGGAAAGAGTTTTCACCAACTGCACGAACCATTTGTAATGGAACATATGGGCAGTAGAAAACACCAGCATCGTAAGGATTTGAACCTCTGTAACCAACAGTCATGTAACCTTCGTTACTGTGACCACTAACTGGGTCAAGAGTGTAGTATGGGTCAATATAAACTTTATATTTACCATTTAAAACACCAACGAATGTGTTACCTGCGTCATCAACATTTAACTCAGTGTTAAGTGCTGGAGCATAGTCTAAAAGACCAGCCATTGACAATGCAGAAGCAACATCAGATGAACAAAGGATAAAGTTACCTTTACCTCTTCTTGACTCTCTTGCGATTACATTAGCATCTCTTTCCACTTGGAAGAGCATACCTTTGAACTTCTCAACAGACCATCTACCAGATGAGTCAACATCTAAGTCGAATCTACCAGCATTAGCAACACCAGTTTGAGCACCAGTTTTTGCTTGGATGTTAACAGTTCTTACAACTTCTCTGTTAATCTCTGCAAGTATTTCAGCAGATAAGATGTTTGCAAGTTCTGTTTCTGCATCTAGACCATGAATTGCTTTAAGGTCTTGAGCAAGTTCTATTGTGTATTCAGCTTTAAGAGCTCTGGACTTAGCAGTCACAGTTGCTTTCTCAATTGTGAACGCCATTGATGCAAATGCATTTGAAGCACTGTCACCTTTAGCCTCAGCAGCTCCAGTAGTCATACCAGTACCAGTTGCATAAGTGGCTGCATCCCCAAATGGGTCTGTACCTGCTTGTGTTCCAGCACCAGCAAAATCTGAATCAGCTTCGTCAAATAACGCTTCGGTCATTGCTAACCTTGAAGTGTTATCGTTATATCTGGCTTTCATACAGAATACTAATCCTGTTGGGCCAGTCATTGGTTGCACACCACAGATGTCGTATGCAATTAGGTTTGGAAGAGACCTACGAACTAAAGAAATTAGAATAGGATTCCAGTTGTCAACACCTGTTCCACCAACAGCACCACCGGCGTTGTTGATAGGTGCATCCTCTGAAAGGATTCCATTTTCTTCATTAAAGGCTCTTTCTTGGTTCTCTAGAACCACAGAAGTTACAGCTTTTTTGTAAGGGTCACTGATTTCTGGTAAATCTGGATGACTCAATACTGGCTGCCACTTCTCTTGTAAGTTTTCTGACATAAACATTGTTATTGTCTCCCTTATTTTTAAAAAGTGTTAATAATCGGTTGACCTTACTTATATGTGTTAGGGTCAACTTTTCCTATTGCGGCAGAATATGCAGCCATACTTGGGTCAAGGATTTTATCCTCAGTCGAAGTATTTTCATCGCTATCACTAACCACTTCTTCATCTAACTGTAATTTTGATTTCTCTCCACTAAAGTAAGACTCCTTAATTGTTTTAACATTAGATTCAAACTCATCGTCTGCATCTAGGTCTTCAATTAACTTTGTAAGTTTCTCAACTTCACTTGTAGTCAAGTCACTTGAAACTTCTGAAACCACTTTGTTTCGAACAAGTTCATCTCTTTCAGATGTTAAGTCGATGTTTTTAGAAACTTCTTCATTTAGTTTAGCTTCAACATCTTCTATTTTACTTGCAAGTTCGTCAACGACATCTAATTTGTCATCTGGAACTTCAACATAATGGTCTTCGAATAGTGCTTTAAGTCCTTGTATAAAGTTTTCTGTTAACTCAGACTTAAGTCCTCTTTCGATTGCAAGTTCGTTATCTTTAACCCACTCTTCTGCAACATAACCTAAGAAAGAATCAACTTTATTAGTTAAGTCTTCTTTGATTTCGTTAGATGCTTCAACAATCTCGTCTCTCTTTTGAGATTCAAGTTCTTCTTTGATTTCTCCAACTTTTGCAGATACAGCAGCTTCAAATACTACTTTTGCTTTGTTTTTAAATTCTTCTG